GAGAGGGTACGACCAAATCTATCAATTTCAGGATAAGTACCAAAAGGATTAAGCAGACGTATTCTCGGATTATTGGTTTCATAGTCCATCTCAACAATTGCTGGGAGCATACCGTAGGTGTTAAACCAGTCAGCACCTGTGTACATTTGAATCTGAAGATCAGAAGATGAGACGTAGTAGTTAGCAATACGGGTGCGAGTATCTGCAGCTTTGCGAGCTGAGTCTGAAACCATATTGGTAGCTGCACAGTTAAATGATGGTAGAGGTGACATTACCTCTGCTAAGTCACGTGCTGCTACATCTACAAAGTTAGCAACGAGAGGCTTTGGGTATTCCTCAGAAAACATTGCAGGGTACACCTTGGAAATGTCACCCTGACGTACAGAAAGCACGTCACGCATTCTTTGGTCACGTGCAGCGTAGCGTGTTTGTAGACGTGCTACTTTGGCTGCAACCTCTTTAGTTGATAACAATGGGGTTCCTTACTTCTTGTATACGTCGTTGCCGTATTTCTTCTTGAGAATCTTTAGCATTGCTGCATCTTGTGGAGTCATCTTTGGTACTAACTTCTTAACATCAAAAGTCTTTGCAACTGATCCTTTTGCTACTGGCTTCTTCATTGCTCCTGGCATTTTATCTCCTTAGATGAATGTGCGTTCTTGTTCTGCGAGTAGTTCATCAATGTTAATGACCATTCGCTTGCCCTGTTCGTAACGAGACAGGAAAGGATTTTTCATATGGTGGGTAGCGTGGATACCTTGGTTGAGCATCTCACGTGCGCGGATTTCACAGAACCATAACGCCATTACCATATCGGTTTTACCCTTAGTCGTTGGTGACCAGGTAATCAATTGCTCAATCATCGCCTTAATGTTTTCAGTTTGGTCACTAGGCATATGAATAAGGTTGTCGCGGTGGTGTTTTCCGTCGTGTTGTTTGGTGCCAAACAAAGTTGACATTGATGCAACACCAAAGCCTGAGTCCCACTTGTTGTTGCCAGTATGGTGTTCCCGCAGTAACACTCCTCGAGAGGCCAAGTTTGCACGGATACCTTCATCCTGAGTTAAGAAAGACTGGAAGGCGTTCTTCTCTACTATCCACTCACTAGGCTGGTAGAGCGAAGTCCAGTCAAAGATTAGCTGACGTATCTGAGCAGGCGTTGGCCTACTGATTTTAATAGCATCCACGATATAACGTTTATGTGTAACGCGATCAACAGCGTAACAAACGGCGGCTGTATCACCAACCATAGCGGGATCAAGACCACAAATAATAGAAAAGCCATTAACATCACGCGGATGGCCTGGGTGACCAGGAACCAAGCGACCTGCTTTACGCATACCATCTATAGAACCTCGCACACATACTGGATCAAAGATGGCATCATCTGAGATATCTTGCTGTTGATAGACAAGCGCCCACGTAGAGGCATCCATAGCTTGACGTTCGTTATAGAGGTTACGACCATTCCACCTTGGGTATAGTCCATCCTCATTCAAATCTGATTCTTCTTGCCCATCGAATGGAGCATCGGATGCAGGCCAGAGAGTTTCCCACTTGTCAGGGTCCTCGTCCGTTGTCAATAGGGCTGGCATTGCCAGATACTTCCAAGGCACGAGTCCACCTGGGTAGCGATCTGGGTTACGTAGTTCTCTATAGAGATCAACTGCTGCAACGCGGGTACCAATGATAATCAACTTACCAGTAGGGTTCAGACGAGAACGTACGTCCTGTGTCAACCACTTGATCTGGCGTTCAAACTCATTGGCGTTTTTCAAAGTAACCGCGTCATCTACAATAATCATATCGGCACGTTTACCGTAGATCTGACCGCCGATACCGACGGCTTCGATGTTAGGATCTTTTTCGCTAGATTCACGAAGCTCATCACCAAAGGTGATACGGGTAGCCTGCCAGGAGGCAGACTTAGAGTTAAACCCTACGCCAGCAGCATAAGCATTTTGAAGGTTCTCATACATTGGGTGAGTCAAACGCTGCTTGATGGCGTAGAGAAAGTCGGCTGCAAGTTGCTGGGTCTGTGAGACTATCAGCACTCTAAAGTTAGGGTTACGAGCTACCTGCCAGGTTACGTAGTCCACCGTGATTGTGATGGACTTGGCGTGGTTGGGCGGGATGTTAATAAGGATACGGTTGTTAGCCAGTCCTGGTTCAAACTTCATCGATGGGTGTAGCCAAGAAGGCTCAATGCCTTCGATCATATCGACAAGGTTTTGCTGGTGGGGGAAGGTCTTAGAATTAAGAAAGCGTTGGCGGAACTCGGCAAATGAGATGTCGTGGACATCGCCAGAGGCAAAGGACTTGTCCTTGAGACCTAGGCGGGTTCGGTCAATCTTGTCTGTAAAGATCTTGTCGGTACGTCGGTAGTACTCGTATGTCTTCATAGACTTACCTGCCGATAGGCAGGCTTGTTCAATGGTCATACCCTCAGCTACACATCCTAAGATGATTCGCTTTGCTATATCTGCTGAGTTCTCAGCCATTGGATCTCCAGTATCTCATTGGGTTATAGGTAGACTACACCCGATTAAAAGTCGTGCTTGGCACGACATCAGTTACCGTAAGCTCCCGAGCAAGCTACAGCGTAGCGAGGGGTAAGTCAGGGCTCGTCCTAGGGACTCGCGTAGGGTAACCGTAGCGAGACTGTACGGGGCTATCACAATTACCGCCCCTACTGTATATAAGGCAGGAAAAAAACTTCATTTCCTGCCTATGGTATAAAGTATTTTAATAATGTGACTAACGTCACTATAAATACGGTACAAAATAGGACATTAGTAAGTGATCTGGTTCACTTTAGGAAATATATTTGTAGTGGGTACATACAGTACTACGGTACATAACTTAACACCTAGGGGTCTTGTTTTCTGTGCGGGACCTCTTTTGGCGGGCCTGCCGTCTGCCTTGCCCGTACCGCTTGCCTATCTCTACCGAGAGGGCTCGCTCACCCTTCGGCAAGGTTTCGCGCCCCCGTATCGGTGACCGACTGGCAACAACAACAACCCATCCAAGGAATTAAACATCTACTTTCCACCGACCCAGCCGAGCTTTGATACCTCGCGCCAAGTTACCAACGAGTAACAACGCCCGCGAAAGTAATTGAACTTTCAACCATTCACCCGTTTCATTCTCAGGTTTCACCCAGACGACACCCAGCTGAAAGTTATGAAACTGTTACCAAATAAATGCCAAATGGAATAGACATACGGTAGACACCCGTATACATTTCTCTTATCAGCTCGCACGAGCTGAATTAACCTACGAGGAGTAACAAGAATGACCAAGACCCTAACACTGGAAGAAATCAAGTCAGCAATTGACAACCAGCTCCAAGCCGAGAAATCATACGGCGCAGAAGGCGAAATGTTGCAGACTATCGAGAATGTTCTCAGCGATTTATTCTACATCATCCAAGGCGGTTTTATTGTGAATGGAGTGCGCATCTAATGACACGCAAAGATTACCAGCTAATTGCCCAAGTGTTTGCAAATGTTGGCGAGATGGTGGAACTATCCGAGACAATCGGGGCGGATCTAGCTCGCAACCTAGCCGACGCACTTCAAACAGATAACCCACGCTTTGACCGTGCCCGCTTCCTAGAAGCTTGCGGGGTGAAGTAATGAACACCGTGAGCGAATTGTTGGAAGTTCTAACCAGTTACGGCATTACACAGTGTGATGAATGCGAGATTTGGGGGCAAGGGATGAACATAGAAGAGAACTCAGGGCTTTTAATGTGCCAACTATGCTATGAAGAAGGGGCAAACTAATGGACACAACAACCAAGGCAACCCTAGCGATAGGGGCGGGATTTCTCGCCCTTATCGTGGGAATGTTGGCAACACTGGGAACGGCGCAGGGATGTGCCACGGGTGAGACTCAGCAGCTCATCACATACCAGAACTCACAACACGGCGAATGGGTCACTGAACCCATCTATTCAGAGTGCGAAGGGAAGTAAACAAATGACAACAATCCACGCGGGAGACCGCACCAGCGGGTGCGCTGACTGCGCCAAGAATGACCCAACACTGCGCGAGGAAGGCGCACTCTCTTGGTTGGCAGAAGCGACTCCAACCTACGCCGAGAACGTGGGCGAGCTTTACCACTGGGCAAGCAATTATAACAACTTCAGCCCATTTCGTAAGTTCCTCGACCTAATCGGTTACACGGAGGAGATGTATGGGGAAGAGATGCCCCTCTCAAACTGGGAGCGCCCAAGCTTTGAACTGGGCTATGTAGAACTCGCCAAGCTGGGCGAAGCTTTGACCGAGTACGCAAACCGCCCGCAAGAGGTGACCCGATTCATCGCTGAATTGCTAGAAGTAGAACAGGAGCACGGACTATGAGCACAACAATGGAGGACTTGCACCGCTTGGTTGGTGTGTTGGAGGAGCTAGTCAAACCCTTATTTGAAGGGGAGGAGGTGGAGGATACTTACGAGTCAAACAAGCGCCCGCACTTGGTACTGCAAGCGGGGAGCAGGACATACGGGCGAGCCTTTCGCATTCACTTCACGGGAGGGAGTCACTACGGCTCAGGACACTGGGAACCTCGCGGATTCAGTGACTATCTAGGAGGGACGAAGGCAGAAGCAGAGCGAACTCTGCGGAGCTTAATCGCAGGGATAAGAACAGGTCAGATGATCTCAGAGAAGGAGGGCAAGGCGTGACAATGAAACAATGGGAACCAGCACTCACCAAAGAGGAGTGCAACAAGGGCGAACTAGGTGCTTGCTATTGTGGCGAGTGCGAAAGTATAAGCTGGGGGGAGTTGGCAGAGCTGACTCACGCTACGCAGGTGGAGAGGTTCAACTTCTGTATGTGCGAGGACAACGAGGGACAAGAGAACCCTTACGAGGACTGCCCAAAGGAGGAGGAGAAGGCGTGAACGAGTGGACGAAGTACACTTTTGTGTGTAATGGAGATTGTGATGGGCTATTGGAGTTCACATTCAAAGACGGGTTTGGATTCCCTAACGGGGAAGTGAAGACCAAATGCCCTTGCGGTTCAAAGACAACGTACATTTCAATGGAGTGCGCAACGGTTATCAAGAAGAGGAGTGCGTGATGGATGATGCGGTAGTTTTGTGGGCTTTACTGTTAGTATACGGTATTCCAATCGTCACCGTGGCGTATTGGATGGAGAAGATGATAAGTAAAGGAGAAGAGGATGAGTAAGGAACACCACTTTGTGGTTAGTTATAGCGAGAAAACAAAAGCTTGGAAGTGGGATGCCTCGGTAGAGGAGGCTCGCTTTGAAGAAGGAACCATCTACAACTACGAGACCAACGAGTGGTCTAGTGGTTACTTAGGAGATGGAGAGTACGAACCCGCAGAAGAAGGGTTGATTGAACAGTTGAAACACGCAATAGACGTGATGAATGTAGTCAATGGGGCATACCCACAAGGAGAAGAAGATGAGTGAGCAGGAGAAGATGGCGCAGTTTGTTTTTACAGTAGTAATTGCACCCGCAAACAAGAGCTTTGATGTGGAGTTGTGGGACTTTGCAGGGGAAGAACCCAAGCAACTATCAACAGGACAGGCAACCAACTGGCGCACGGCGTTAGGCGAAGCCCTATCTAAGATTGAACTACCAGTAGACAAGGTAGAGAAGACGATCAACGATGTAATCAAGGAGGGAGAAGAGAGTGAAGGATAAGTGGTTAGTAACTATTGAGATTGAAACTTATGACGGTGACCCCAAGGCGTGGGATTGGGACATCCTGTTAGGTAATGAAGATGTAAGCAAGGTAATTTCAAGTGAGTTTAAGGGTCGAGTACTGAAGGAGGAAACTAATGTCTGAACCTACGGTAGACTACTGGAAAGCAAAGGCAAGCTTGTGTCGTGACCTTGCGCTAATACAGATTGAAGATGAAGAGACAGAGAAGGAGGCGGGGATGAACTTGATGCGTATGGTTCACGCCTTGTCTATGGTAGATACATTCAACAAAGGAGGAGAAGATGACAATTAAAGAGATTGAACTGGAGTACACCGTCTATAACCTTGTGCAATTAGCACGCAAGGTATGGGGAGATAACGCTGATGAGTACCTTGCAGGTAGACTGGAAAGCGTTATCACCTACAACCAAATGAAAGCCCTGATTGATAGCCTGAAGGAGGAAGTGATGACAACTGATGAGATTATTTGCACGTGGTGTTTGGACAATTCCAAATCCTGTAAGGCTTGCGACGATAGTTATGAGGGGGAGTAATGACAACTGATAATGTGGTGGGATTCCATCCAAAGAACAAGCTGGTAAACTTCTATGAGATAGCAACCGAGGATGGCAACGCAGTATGGGGAGGGGAAGACCCGCATAGCGCAGTCCAATGGCTACGCCAAGCACCCTTGAACTCACGCCTGTTGGTGTCCTGCTGGGAGGCAGGAGAAGAGGATGCTCGCCTTATTATTGAACCTATTGACATCACAAAGATTGTCTTTGCAGTAATGGCAGGTGTTCAATGAACTACTGGATAGGGATAGCGGTGATAATGCTGATAGCTTATGCGTTGATAGTGTGGGAGGACAAGACAAACAATGGAGACAAATAAAAGGTTGCGTGGTGCTGCTAACCAAGCGGTGCGCCAACGCAATTACAGAAGGGCAAGAGACCGTGCGCTAGTGCGCCTTGCTCATCTTTATCCTGATACCTATAAGCAGTTGCTTGAAATGGAGAAGAAGACAGATGAACAAGAAGGCAAGACGTGGATTGACATTGACGGTAATACTATTCCTGTTGTCGGTGTTCGTATCCGCACAGCAGACGGACGAGGTAAGCCTGTCCTCAAAGAAAGCCTTCATCAAGGCGAGAACCAAGGCAACAATGGAGGAGAAGCGTGAAAACAAGGCACTTACAATTAGTTACGCAAGAGCACTCGGTTACAACCAACAACAGATCAGATGTCTTGTCACACTATGGACCCGTGAGAGCAGGTTTGACCACCTCGCAGACAACCCCAAAAGCACAGCTTACGGAATTGCTCAACTCCTTAGAGAGCGTAGTGGACAGCCTGAACTACAAATCCTTCACGGTTTACGATACCTTGAACACCGCTACGGAAAATCTGCGTGTCGCGCTCTCCAACATAGCGACAGAAGAGGATGGTACTGATACAGTTTGAACCGCTCACCTCTTCCGAGTAACAAGAACCTCACCGTTAAGCTTTCGCGGTGGGGTTCTTTACTTGTCGGTAGTGTAGAAGCCCTTACCCTTGAAGGTGATAGCAGGTGAGTCCCACTTACGGATCATTGGGATATGGCAATCAAAGCAGGATGGTTCACGTGGTTCCTCGTGGATACTGCGCTCAATAGTTATCTCACCATTGCAATCAGGGCAACGATAGTCATACTGCATCAGAGCTTTACCGCCTCTTCGATAGGTAGATAACCTACTAACTTGCTGACCTTGTTAGAACGTGAGAACTCAGTCGTTGCTGGCATCCAATGACTAAACCATTCAGGCTCTGGCACTTCCATTAGGTCAAAAGAAAAGACCCCTTCTGGAGTCGAGTTAATGTAGAACGGAACTAAGTCTCGCTCTGCTGCCTGAGTGATGAGCTTACGATACTTCATCTCCTCAATCAGTAGCGTGGGATAGTGGGTGTTGCGACACTTCAACTCTATGTATGCGTTCGAGTCACGGCTAATACAATCGAAGGAGTCATAGATACCCTCTGACTTTTGCAGGTCAGGGTACTTGTTATCCAACAAGAATAAGAATAGATCAATCTCTTTCATTGCCACGGATTGTCACCACCCAAACCATTCTGCACCTTGCGTAATGCGCTGGTACATCTACGATCTGCGGTAGATACTGCACACTCTAGTAAGCCTGCCACCTGTTGCAAGGTGAGTCCCTCGTGGTAGCGCATACGAAGTATGGTCTGGTCTTCTGCTTCAAGCTTTAAGTATGAACGCTTGACATCAATCAAGGTAGCAAGCAGGTTGCCACCTTCTGCTGGAACGCTAGGCTTCTTAGGTGAACCATCGTTGATAAGGTTCTGTGCCTGTTCTAAGACTGTGTTATCTATAATAGATGCGATTACGTGAGGCAAGACCTGTGCGATCATAGCTGTATCGTAGAAGGCTTCATCACCTGTGCGATAGCCAGACTTGGCTGCCTTCTCTTTGCGAGCATAGCGTTCAGCAGCACGTTTCATTTGCCACCCAATGCGCTTCTCGTAGATGACACGTTGAACTGCATTAGGTTCGTTCAACATCTCATCGAACTGTTTGCTACGTGTTAATGCCCAAGCAAGACACTCTTGCAGTACATCATCTCGTTCTACGTAGCCACGAAAGCGGCGAGCTATTGCACTAGCAACGCTAGGTGCTATGTCATAAATAGATTTATGTAGCTCAGTCACAGTCTGCCTCTGGAACTTCAGGCCATTTGCCATCAAGCACCATCATTGCAATAGCTGAGTAGTTCAGTAGGTCTATGAATGAATCACGCAAGGACTCGTTGCTTGGCTTAACGCCAGAGTCAAGTAAGTTATTGATGCGAGCTATCTTGTCCCACATACGTACACGCAGACCATTAAGTGGTCCACCTGGTGAGTGAGCAATGTTCTTTGGACCGTAGTCGTGATGCTTACGCACCAGTAGGTTGCCTGCTTGATCCATAATGCGCCAGACATCAGCAACAAACGCCTCATCTACCTTGCTGGTGTAGGACGGACTAACAAAGTCTCGGTTTCCATATTGATCTCCAGGATCTGGAAGCCCATATGCTGCAAAATCTGTACCATTTGTAGCCATTCGTCCCTACTCATCCTTCTGTCCTAGTAACAAAGCCTTCGTTGCATCGGCACCATTGGCCAGATAGAAGTCATTGATGTCCATTGATGGGGGTAATGTTACTATTGTACTATTTGTTACCTCTTGTGCGACACGCTTAGAGAACTCAGCACCTGGGTTGGTGCCATCTTCCTTGATGTCATTGTCACCGATAACAAAGATGTTGTCATAGCCAGCAAAAAGCTTGACAAAGTGTGGCTTCCAAGCCTGTACCCCAGGTACACCTACTGCTGGTATGCCCACTAGACCAGACAAGATCACCGTATCTAACTCACCCTCGCATACTGCAATGTAAGAGCTATCAATAGTGATGTCACCTACGTTATACAGGTGTGCCTTCTGACCCATTGGAGAACCGTACTTAGGTTTGCCTTCATCTAATCGTCTGAACTTAAAGCCTACGCATAGTCCAGTAGCTGTGATGTAAGGTATAGAAAGCCAGCCCGTGTGCATTTCGTGGCCGTTGATTGGATCTGTTACAACACCCAGTGAATACTGGTGTGCAACTGCATCAGATATTCCACGTCCTTCGAGATAGTTTAGAGCCTCTTCGTTTATTGCCTGACTGTAATGATTGGCCGCTTCCAGCAGTGATTTCGATTGCACGATTGAGGGCATCCTTAAACTCCAA